ACTATATTAGGAGGAAGTGGAAGTCCTGTAAAGCTTGAGATTTTAGCGAGATTTGTTAATTACAATGTTAGTACTTCTACTGGAACCAATATGGCTATTACCACCGAATCAGGTGAGTATGAAACAGGACCTCTTGAGTATATTTCTTCTGGCTTGGCTAAAGTGTCTAGGAGTTTAAAAGTTATTCCCATGATAAAGCCTTATGCTACAGCTAGCGAAATGATATTCAGTGGCCTTGGTATGATTGCCGCTCATTTAGGTTGGAGCCGTCCAATTACAATTCAGGAGGCTCGATTAGTTAAACCTATACCCTATATGAACGGTGCTATTACCATTTCAGAGGATACTGCCTATAAGATTGCTTTAGATCCAAAACAAGAAATTACTTCCGATACCAGATATGCTAATAGTAAGTATGACGAAATGCATTTAAATTATATTTCTAGCATTTGGTCATATTTTACTAGTTTTACTTGGGGAACCTCAGATGACATAGACTCTTTGATGTTCTTAATAGGTGTTACACCAGTTGTAGGCGCACAGGTTACCTCATCTACAAAGGTATGGTGTCAACCAACTGCAGCCGCTTTTGTGTGTGCACCCTTTAATCACTGGAGGGGTGATGTTGAATACAAAATTGTTGTACAGTGCAATTCCTTTGTACGTGGGAAACTCCTAATAGCATATGATCCTAATGTATCTCAGCGGGTCCTAATTAATACTAATTTTAGTACTAATAAAAACTATATTAAAGTTTTGGATCTTTCAGATGCTCAAGAAATTGAATTTACAGTTAAGTGGAATCACGATTACCCTTGGGCATATGTTGATGCACCTGGAACTTTCGATAATAATTATGGGTCCACAATCACATCCACAGGTCTTTATACTAATGGCGTATTATTGATTAAAGCTCTTACACCTTTAAGTTCACCAGATAATACGAGTGTAGTAGTTCATGTATTAATGCGGTGTTCTAATTTGAGCGTTAATAACTTGAGCAGTTATAATTTACCGCAACATAGGTATGCTGTAACTGAATCTGCTATTAATGATAGTGAAGCTAAAGACGATACAATAAACACTTTTTATTTTGGGGAAAAACCCTCAAGTTTTCGAGCTTTACTAAAGAGGTTCACTTTTGAATCGAGGATTACTGCAACATCTGTTGGGGATTATAATGCTCTAACAGTAGTGAGGTCTAATTTACCTAAAGTGCAATATGTTTATACTCCTTCTGCATCTCCAACCACTAAAATGTCATTATTTGACTATTTAACCTATGCCTATTTAGGTATAGTTGGTAGTTGTAGATATAGGATTGAAACAATTACACCTTCAACTGTGAGGGCGAGCACTAACCAACGTTCATTTGTAGAACTATCTGAACAAAGTAATGCTGAGTCTATTAGCACTAATTTTTCAGATTATGTTCACATACCTACAGTAAACGGTAACATCACTCTATTCCCATCTTATAATGGGATTGAATATGAAGTACCTTTCTACACAACCAATCGGTTCTTGTTTGCTTTTAACACAGATCGAACTGGAAGTTTACCTTCCTATACAATGAATAAACTCTTTATGAAAATTCATAAAATTA